GGCTACTCGGTCAAGTTGGTTCGTTCCAAGAGCGTTTAACTAAGATTGAAGGCAAAATGCCAGCCCTAATTACTAACGAAGGCGTACCAACCGATAGCCCAATATCCGCAGAAAAACGAGCAAAAATGCGTGAAGAAATCTATAAGGAAGTACATGACCTTCATGTACGGGTTAAGTTAATAGAAGAAAGGACCAAAAAATAATGTTTCCACTAGGCGCACTATTAGACATTGGCGGCAAAATACTAGATAAAGTATTTCCTGACCCTGCCCAAGCAGAACAAGCTAAGTTAAAGCTGCTAGAAATGCAGCAAAACGGGGAACTGGCTAAGATTAATGCCGATGCTGCAGAGCAACACGAGCTGACTGCAAGGCTTCAAGCCGACATGAGCAGCGATAGCTGGCTGTCTAAAAACATTCGCCCTATGACCTTAATCTTCATCTTGTTCGCCTATTTCTTATTTGCCATGATGAGTGCTTTTGGGCAAGACGCAAATCAAAAATACGTAGAACTGCTCGGTCAATGGGGAATGCTAATTATGTCGTTCTACTTCGGTGGTCGCACCCTTGAGAAGATTATGGACATGAAAGCGAAAGAGAAAAATGAATCTAAGTGAACACTTTACACTTGAAGAACTTACCCACACTGACCACAGGGAATTAAACAATGAACCTAACGAACTTGAAATCGAAAATATCAAACGCCTTGCAGCTTTTCTTGAAGAAGTTAAAACAGTATTGGGCGGCAAGCCTGTCATGGTTAACAGCGCGTTTCGGTCGAAAGCAGTAAACGACGCAGTAGGCTCTAAAGACACAAGCCAACATAGAATCGGCTGTGCCGCGGACATTCGTGTTCCAGGAATGACTCCGGATCAAGTTGTCAAAGCCGTTCTTAGCTCTGATTTGCAATATGACCAGATCATTCGTGAATTTGATCGTTGGACCCATATTAGCATTCCCAACAAAAAAGATACCCCAGCTCGTAAACAAGCACTTATAATTGACAAAACAGGAACAAGAGCTTACTCATGACCGTCTCTTTTGTACTAACTTACGACTCACTAACTAGTACTGTTCTTCAGTATCTAGAGCGTAGCGATCAATCGACTATTGATCAGATACCTACATTTATTACGCTTTGTGAGTTTGAGATTGCACAGCAAATCAAAACGCTAGGGCAGCTTCAAGTTGTTGAGAGCAATATGTTAGCGGGAAACCCAGTCATTCCTAAGCCTGCTCGTTGGCGTAAGACGGTGTCTTTCAATGTAGTGGTGAACAACCAAAGAACTCCAGTTTTATTGCGCAAGTACGAATATATCAAAGCCTATACACCCGATGCCGACACTGAGGGCGTTCCGCTTTATTACGGGGATTACGACTACGAGCATTGGATTGTTGGACCTACGCCTGATCAAAATTACGATTTTGAGTGTTTATTCTATGAGCGGTTATCGCCGTTGTCTACGGAAAATCAAACCAACTGGCTCACGCAGTATGCGCCAAACGCTATGTTATTCGGAACTCTTCTTCAAGCTATGCCATTTTTGAAAAATGATCAACGGCAAATTTTTCAACAAAAATATGATCAAGCTATGGCAGCGTTGAAGTCTGAGGATATTACTCGAATAGCCGATCGCCAAACCATTGCTATCGAAAGCTAACTATGACATCTTATGTAAATCCATTCACAGGGCAAACAATTCAACCGAGTCAGGTTGGTTATGAGCAGCTGACCATCAGTACAAATACAACTTTGCAATGGCCAGTAAACGGAAACACAAGTAATGTTGTTGCTAATATTATTGAAGTTACCGCGACGACTACAAGCCTTAATCTTTTTATGCCTGCAGCTACTCAGGTGTCAACAGGTCAAAGCGTATTAATTAGAAACATTGGCGCTAACCCCTTTACAGTTGTCAAAAGTGACGGCTCTACGATTGTTGCAATTTCGTCAGGCGTTGCGCAATATATCTACGTTACCAACAATACAACAGAACCAGGAACTTGGGCTACTGTAACTTTCGGCGCTGGCACTTCATCCGCGAATGCGGGTGCTTTGGCAGGCTTTGGTTTGAAGGCTATTAGCACGACTCTGAATCAAGCATATAACCTTACCACTTATAACTCAACAACGACCTTCACCACCTCGGATAGAGCGTCTTTTGCAGTTTATACGGGCGGTGTAGGGTCTTTTAATCTACCTAGCTCAGCAACTTTAGGTAATGACTGGTTCATAAATATTAGAAATAATGGTACGGGTATTTTGACGATAACGCCTACTGGCGCAGACACAATCGATGGTAATGCATCACAGCAGCTCCAAATCGGTGAGTCTTTTGTGGTTGTGTCAAACGGAACGAATGGATTCAACTCATTTGGATACGGTCAATCTTCTAGCTTCTTTTATACTATTCTATCAAAAGTAGTAACAGGGTTAGGTCCATCAATTACGCTGTCGTCTTCAGAAGCCTCAAATGTTATTCAAGAGTATTCAGGAACACTGGCAGCAAATACTCAAATTATTTTCCCTTCGACAGTTCAACTTTATGTTGTGACTAACCTGACGTCAGGTGCTTTTACTCTTACATTCAGAACTGCCGCAGTAGGTGGGGCTACGGTAGTCATTCCGCAAACGCAGAGTCTAGTTTTAGTTTGCGACGGAACCAACGTATATAATGCGAACTCCGCAACAATATCAACACTACCAAGCCTTACGTTGAACTCCGGAACAGCGGCAGCTCCGTCTTTAAATTATAGTGGCGACACTACAACAGGCTACTACAGACCTTCTAGCGGTCAACTAGGTTTTTCTTTAGCTGGCGTTTCTAAAATGACGTTGGAAGCGGACGGATTACACGTAGTTAACGGCGTGGTAGGTGGAACCTTCTAATGACCGCCAAAGTCATATCCCTTCAGATCAAACCTGGAATCCAGAGGGACGGTACGCAATTTGACGCGCCTTGTTTTACAGACGGACGTTGGGTACGCTTTCAACGTGGTCGTCCTCGCAAAATGGGCGGTTATAGGGGAATATTTTTGAATGCCCCTGAAATTTCACGCGGCATGATTATGAACTCGGAAAACGGTCTGAACTACGTATATTCAGGTTCTCAGTCATCTTTAAAAATGTGGCAAACTGATAATAACAATGGAATTGGAACTGGTCCTGTTAATATCGGATTTAACGGTGAAATACTGACGCTTGGAACCTTAGTCGCGGGATCTGGTTATACAAACGGTACATATACCGCAGTCCCACTTTATGGCGGCTCAGGCTTGAATGCAGTAGCGACTATCGTAGTCGCGGGTAATGTTGTGACAACAGTTACGTTGACAGCAGGTGGTGAAAACTACATAGCAGGTGACGTACTCACGACTAGCAATTCAAATATTGGCGGCACAGGGTCAGGCTTTTCAATCAATGCGGCTACAGTAGTTAACAGTGGAGCAATATTAACACTCAACACTCTCGTAGCTGGTTCTGGTTATACAAATGGTACATATACCGCAGTTCCACTTTCTGGCGGTTCAGGTTCAGGCGCGGTAGCAACGGTAGTGGTCGCAGGTGCTGTTGTAACCACCGTCACTTTGACTTCAAGCGGAAACAATTACACAGCAGGTAACGTACTCACAACTAACAATTCAAATATAGGTGGAACAGGGTCAGGTTTTTCAATCAATGTCGCTACAATAGTTAATGGGTTTTCTGCAAACGCGAATAACCTTTGGCAGTTTGACATTGGATACGACGCAGGTAACGGAGGCATAGCCTCATTAGTTGCCCATCCAGGATTAAACCTTACCAATATTGACAACACGACAAATACTCCTGTTTTTTCAGGAACTTTTCCTGGTGGCGGTTTGATCGCGCTTACCGACACGCAAGGCTCAACCCCAACAGGCGACCCTATTTCAGTTTCAGGCGGGTGCGTATTGCTTCACCCATATTTATTTGTATACGGTAACGACGGGTTAATCAAGAACTGTTCAGCAGGAAACTTCTTTGATTGGAACTCCGCGGACGCCAACGAGACTAATGTTTCAACAGGAAAAATAATTAAAGGTCTTCCTGTTCGAGGCGGCTCTACCTCACCTTCAGGCTTATTTTGGTCATTAGATTCATTAATCAGGGTCAGTTACAACCCTATAACCGTCGGTGCTTCTACAATTTTTTGGCGTTATGACATCATCAGCCAACAGACTTCTATTATGTCATCGAGCTGCGTTATAGAATACGATGGTATTTATTTCTGGTGCGGTGTTGATCGCTTCTTGATGTACAACGGAGTAGTTCAAGAAATACCTAATTCAATGAACATGAACTACTTTTTTGACAACTTAAATTACAATCAGCGTCAGAAAGTTTGGGTTTCAAAAGTACCTCGTTGGGGCGAAATCTGGTGGTTTTATCCCAAAGGTGACTCTACCGAATGTAACGACGCAGTCATATTTAACATTCGTGAGCAAATTTGGTACGACGCAGGAACAGCCCTTGGAGTTCGTAGATCAGCAGGTGTGTTCTCAGAAGTTTTCCGTAAGCCTGTATGGGCAGACAATCAAGAAAACACGGTCGGAACATATACACTTTGGCAACATGAAACAGGTGTGAACGAGATATATTTGAACAATCAAAACGCGATTGAAAGCTACTTTGAAACGAACAATATTGGCTGGGTAACAGGTGGTCCTGGAGCCGATGACCCTGTGGGTCCCAATCGCTGGATTCGCCTAGAACGTGTTGAGCCTGATTTCATTCAAGACGAAGAGATGAATCTCTATGTCACAGGTAAAAGCTACGCTAACGACGATTCAGTAACTAGCGACCCCTATGCTTTTAGTCCTGATACGCTTAAAATTGATATGCGTGAACAACGGCGTGAAATGCGGCTTAAATTTGAAAGCAACATCGTTAATGGTAACTATGAAACAGGTCAAATATTGCTCTCAGCTGATCTAGGTGATGAGCGCGGAACAGGCAACCCATAATGGTTACTTATGATCCTCGATATATGACTTGGAGCGAATGGTGCCCTTTGATGGCAGACTTGTTCGCAGAGCAGCAGTTAGGAACTGCGCCTGAAGAGCGTTGGAGAGATTGGGCTTCTGGCATGGCAGGAATCGGTTATTTTATGGACTCGGGTGTGCCTGATCCTAGAGGTTTCAAAACATGGCAAGAATGGGCAACCCAACTGGTTGGAATTATGACAATTAAGGCGCAGGTATGAAAGCATCTGAAGTTATTTATAACGACAAATACAGCCAAGAAGATGGTCCAGCTAGAGTTTTAGCAGCCGTCAGCAAATTAGTTCAAGATAACTTGGCGGTTGTTCTTCAACATAACGGAACAGTTTTAGTCGTAGTTCGGCTAGGTGACGGGGCAGTCGAAGTGCATGCCTATACAGTTGAAAGTGGGCTTAAACTCATATCGTCAATGAAAATATTAATTCAAAAATTAAAAGATTCCGAAACGCAAGTCGCGTATATCGCAGACCCACGTGACGCACAAATGTTACAAGTGTTAAGAATGAATGATCTCAAGATTGTTCCATCTGATAGACCGCAATATCAACACATGATTACACGATGAAATATAACAACTTCACTGATTCGCCTGACTTACCTATGCACGCTTTCCAGCCCAGAGGAGGGCGAGGACCATTCTCCTACGGCATGACCCTAGAGGGTGGGGGCGGTGGGGGCGTTATCGGAGGTATCGTTGACGCGGTAAGTGACGTAGCTCAAAGTGTGGGCGATGTGATAGGTGACGTTGCTCAAGGTATTGGCGACGTAGGTGTAGCGATTGACAAAGGCGTTAATGACGTAGTTCCAGGAGGCTGGGTTACAGTAGGTACAGTTGCTCTGATGGTAGCTGCCCCATATGCCGCGCCATACCTCGCTGCAGAAGCGGGAGCCGCAGCAGCCGCTACAGAAGCAGCCGCACTTTTAGAAGCAGCTGCTATAGCTGAAGGCGCAACTACGGCAGGCATGGTAGCTGGAACTTCATCAGCAGCCGCTTCAACGTCTGCTCAGGCAGCATTGCAAGCAGCTGCGGTAAATGCTGCAAAAGGCGCGGCAATCAATTCCGCTACGCAATTAGTAACTACAGGTAATCTTGATCCTGACCAAGCTATCAAAGCGGGAGTTACAGGCGGGGTCATGGGTGGTCTTGGGAATACGCTCAATACTTACGGTGCAGATAAAGTGCTTGCAGGCGGTATAAGCGGCACTGTAGGCGGTGCACTTAACGCAGCTATGAATGACCGTGATATTGCCACAGGAGCGCTGAGAGGCGCTATAGGCGGTACATCAGGCGGTGCTACTTCTATGATCGGAAGAGAATTCGGTTTAGATCCGTATAGTCAAGGTGCTTTGTCAGGCGCGACCAGTGGGGCAACCAGCGCAGCATTGAATAATCAAGACATACTTACAGGTGGCTTGACTGGTGCTGCTGTAGGAACGGCAGGTGTTGCAGGTCGGCAGCTAGGTACTATGTTTGAGAATGAATTAACAGGTGATGCTGATAGAAGCACATTCACTGGTGACGTATTAGGCTCTTTAGCTCGTTCTGAAACTCGTGATCTTTTGACTGAAGATCCAGACCCTAGAATGCGTCAACCTATGCCACGCACACGGTTAGCAGGTGCGCCCAGCCAAGTCAGTTACGCACAACCATCCGGAGCTTTGCCGAGAAATCCTCAAGTGGGTCAGATGAACGCATTTACCCCCAGAATGAGTGCCGCAGGTGCGCCTATATTTGGAAACGAGTCAAGCAGTTCGTCGTTGATCGGTCAAACAGGTTTGCCTACAATGGCAGCTACGACTTCAAACACCTCAGACGTAGCTCTCGTGGGCGGTGCTGCAGGTGTTCCAACTGGCTCATCACCTAACGCGAACGTAGGTAATGTTACTGGTCTGTTCCCGAGTTCAGGTTTGAATGCGTCAGGACTACCAGCACCGCTAGCTTCAGGAGTGTTGACTTCGCAAGCGATGGCTGAGCCTGACAGCCCTAAGATGAATCAATTAAAACAGCTTTACCCACAGCTTCAAAACGTAGATCCAAGAATATTAGCCTCCATCACTTCAGATGGTCCTGCAGCTGGTTATGCTATGGGTGGCTCAGTTCGAATGAATAGAGGCGGTAATCCTCGCGATGTTTTAGAAAGATATAGAAAAGCACAAGAAGACTATGAATTCGCTCAAAACGACCGAGGGTTCAGAATGGCAGCACAAAGCCTGAGCCCTCCTAATCAGGATCGATTTGCCGCTCGAGTTCCATACGGTGATCCATCAAGCAATTACAATAGACCTATTTCCTCACAATATTTTGTAAATCGTGCAAAGGGTGGCACAGTGGATCATAAACCTGAGTTCATTACTGGCGCGACAGGGCACTTTGTTCAAGGGAGAGGCGATGGGCAATCTGACGATATACCTGCTATGCTCGCTGACGGTGAGTATGTGTTTGATGCTGACACTGTAGCTGCTCTTGGAAATGGTTCTTCTAAGGCTGGAGCGTTACAATTAGACAAAATGCGTGAAGCGATTCGTAAACATAAGAGGTCTGCACCTCACGATAAAATTCCTCCGAAGGCTAAATCGCCTTTACAATATTTAAAAGGAAAAGCATAATGGCGCTAACTCCATTCGCATCAAATTCACAAATGATGATGGGTCCTGCAATGGGTGCAGCACCTGAAGCCGTACCTAAGACTGCAGCGCCACTATCTGCAACACCTCAATCATCAGCTTCATTACCACCTGCTAATTACCAAGAAGCTAGGAATGCATTTGATCAGTTTCAAAGACAGGAGATGGAAAATTATAGAAATGCTCCATATGACCCTAATAGAGTAATTCCTGGATTAGGTGTAGCTGCCATAGGTAACGATCAATTCGGTCAACAATTTGGTAGCGCTACTGACGCGCAAAAATTCAATGAGTATTATAACCAGAATTACGCAAATGCCCCGTCACAGATAAATTCAGGTGTGACGCTTCCTGTTTTAATGCCACAGCAACCAGGATTTGATGCTTCAGCAGGAATGAATACCCCAAAAATAAATCCTGGTGGACCGCTTTCATCATTAATCCCAAGCCAACCTACTATCAATAATCCTCTGTCAATGACTATTCCAGGATCAGTGCCTAACTTTGCTGCTGTTCCTGATTTAGGTATGACTGCGGGTTCGGCTCCAGGAGGCGGTGGACTGACGCAAGGAACTGCGCTGCCTAATATCACTACAGTTCAAAAACAAGCAACCGCGACACCTACGTTCTACACTGACTATCTAAACCAATTAGCTAAGCAAGGCGCAAGTGCTGCTCAAAATGCTCAATTCGTTGGACCGACTGCGCTTCAAAATCAAGCGTTTGATCTAACCAGAAGAAACGTAGGTTCATACGACCCTGCGTTAGATGCAGCTACTAACTTAGCTGGTCAAGCGGGGGCTTATGACGCTGCCGCAGCAGCAGGTAGATACATGAACCCTTATACCCAAAACGTAGTTGACGCGTTGGGTGTTGAAGGGCGCAGGAATATTGAAAAGTATTTAGCACCAGGAGCTACAGCTGCTGCCGTAGGTTCAGGTCAGTTCGGTTCAAAACGCGGTGCAGAAGTGCTCGGTAACGCAATTAATACAGGACTGTCAAATCTCAATTTAGCACAGTCTCAAGCGTTACAAACAGGTTATAGTCAAGCACTTCAGGCTTCTCAACAAGAGCAGCAAGCAAGGCTAGCTGGTAGCCAGCGGTTCAGTGATATTGCAAATCAAAGACAAGCATTAGGCTTAGGTGATATTAATGCTACCGCGACCATAGGTGAGCAACAACGCGCATTAGCACAGAATCAACAGCTCTTCCCGATGCAACAGTTGACGTCACAAGCTGCTCTGCTCAGAGGGCAAACAATACCTACCTCTACTTCATCGTCATACACTGGTCCGATTCCTGGAGCGTACAACGCTTCACCACTGTCTCAAATCGCAGGTCTTGGAGCGTTGGCTAAAGAAGTTCCAAACTTGTTCTCTTCAATTAGTTCAGGTGTTGATAAAATAGCGTCAGGTGCTGTAGGTAACGCTGTTAATCGAGGCTTCAATGCGCTTACTGGTGGTCCTGGTGGAACTAAACCGATTGCTTATCAACAACCCTTAGCTGACGGTGGGGTATTGAACGTCGCGACAGACGGCACTCGTTCCATTATGTATGAAGACGGCAGGGTTTTGAATTTTGACAGAAATAATAATCCTTTGCCATCAGGTTCAGTTGATCCAGGATATGTTGGTCCAGGTGGAATCACTGAGCAAGATTTGTATGACCGTGAAGCTGCGTACAACGACTATGCAAATTACTATGATAATTATTACGATTATTATAACAATGACAACTATTTCCCAAATTATGAACCTCCTCCTCCAGATTACTACTACCCTAATTATGAGGAATAAACATGGCTACTAATCCAGTCGGCGCATTGCCAACCAACATTCCTGCAGGCATAACAAGTGACCCAACCGCGCAACAAGAGTATATGTCCGCTCTTACGAAGGTTATCGATTCACTTGAAAAACGAAACGAGATAAACTATTTCAATGTAGCTGGGCAGTTTTTTGATCCAGGTCGCACAGGTTCTTTTGGTGAATCAGTGGGTAGAGCGTCCGCTTCGATAGGTAGAGATGTTGAAGCTCAACGAGCAAACGCGCCTAATTTAGCGTTAATGAGGGCGCAGTTGGCAGGGCAAAAATATACGCTCGCTAACGACGCAAAAGCGTTAAACATTATCGCAGACAATTTAGGGATTGACCCTCGAGAGGCACAGCAGTCTCTGAGTTCGGGCAATCTGACACAATCCCAAATTTCAAAAATTCCACAACTGTACCCAGCTATCGCGACTCTGTCTCCCCCTCGTGCTGAAATGCTGAAAAATTTATTTGACATGCAAGTCAAGGGCGCAGATGTTGGTATTAAACAGAAAGAATTTGAACTTAAAGAAGGTGAATTCAGAGGTAAATACGATCCTGAGTTTCAAATTCAACCAAGAGGTGGCAGTGCTCAAGCTGCCCCAGTTCCTGCTCCAGCACCTACGTTGCCAGTTAGACCGCCAGCTGCGGGCGCGGATACATCAAAAACTGATTCTTATCGCTTTGAGAATCTAACTCCGAGTGAGCGGCAAAGACTTAATGAGCAGTACGAGCGTTCAGGATTAAATAATAACTTATTAGATCGACCTGATGTAGCTACTTTGTTCAACAATATGCCTGTTGATCAACGTCGTGCTGCTTTTGAGCTGTCCAGAAAAACAGGTGAGCCTCCTGTTTCAGCTGATACACAACTCGCACGGATTTCACCACGACGTCCAGGAGAGACTCTTGACGCATACAACGCACGTATCAAAGCGGAAGCTACAACCGAGCTTAACATTAGCCAAAAGGGTATTGAAGCACGTGAGGTTTCACCACAGAAAAAGTTTGATTTGATTGCTACTTATGATCAAGAGATGGTAGGTAATACTAATGCAAAATTAGACAACCTATATAAAATGGTCAACACTCCGGAAGGTAGACGGATTACTGGCATTATGAACAAGCAAGGTGTCATAACGGCTATTGCGCAAGGTGCTGAATCAGGTATCACTACTCCTATCGGATCACTAAGTGCGCCTGCTCTTGAGATTTTACAAAAGCTGGAATTGAAACCTTCTGAGCAAAATACCGCGCGTCTGATCGCACAGGCTATTTCAGACTTGAACATGGGTGTCATGAAACAAGGTAAAGACATTTTTGGTCCTCAGATCAGCGTTTATGACGCTCAAAAAATGGCAGAACCAGGATTCAAAAACACTGACTCCGCGGTTGTAATTTCATCGTTAGTGAATAAGTTCAAAATCATGAACCATTTCCAAGGTGAAATGAATAAGGCGCAACAAGAATATTTTGAGCGCAACCCAGCTGCGAAAACTTCTCAGTTCTTTAAATCTAAAGAGTTCTTCGAAGTCGCGGATCAATACACAAAAACGCTTCGTAAGTTGAACGACTTATCACCACTTTGAGAATAATATGGCAGAAGAAAAAGATAAATTTGACCCCGAAGCGAAGTTAAAAGAACTGCTACCTTCCGCTTTTGACGACAAAGGCACATATAAGCCTATTTACACTCCGACTACTGAACAACAAGCGTCTGTAACGGTCTCAGCTGCGCCAGAAGAATACAATGATATAAGTCCTGAAATGGTCGCGGCAGGAACAGGAACATTAGGTTTCTTAGCAGGGCAAAAAGCCAAAATGATTCAACAGCGATTAGCGCCTTCATCAAGAAGCGCACCCGTCGCGCCATCTACAGTTCCACCGCCAGCTCCGTCTGCCCCGCCTGCTGCCGCTTCAGGTGCGCCCATGGCATCAGGTGACAAATGGTCATCAAAAGTAGTAGGTATGATGGGTCCTGGAGGTGAGTCGGTAACTGAAGCTGCACGTAACTATCGGATTCAACAATCACTTACACCAACCGAATCAGCTCAATTTAAAACTAATCGGGAAGGTATTATACTTCCGAATAAAACGGAAGCTGAACAGCGCATGATGCAAGAAGCTAAGCAAAAAATGCTCATGGAAAGATCAAAGCGAGGTGCAGCGGCAATCGGTAGAGGTATGGAAGTAGCTACTGACGTCGCACCGCGTTTGATGACAGGCTTGAGCGCAGCTGGTGCGGGTTATCAGGGAACAGAAGCATATAACCGTGCGTTCGGTGAAAACCGAGATATTCCTGGAGCGCTTATCTCAGGAGTTGGCGCGTTAGGTAGTGCTGCTTCTATGGTTCCGCACCCTGTTGTTAGAGGTATCGGAACTGCCTTAGGTATTGCTTCACCTTTAGCACTTGAAGTTTACGACCGTTACAAAGGTCGCTAACCCTTCGTCCTCACTCTGACTTCAATCTTCAGAGTGTTTAGACCCCGCTTCGGTGGGGTCTTTTTTCCGCATTACGATGAGTGCCGCATTCCACGCTTCTATCCAAACATTCAGCGGATCATTTAAAAGACTCGTATTACCAGTGCGCTTGAGCAATTCAACCCAATCGTTATACTGTTTTTCCATCTGATTTCTCCTGACTTGATTTTGATATATATCTGGCTTGAGCACGTTTTTCAATACACAACGTACAACGCCATAGTTTTCTTTTGTTAATTGTGACAATTTTCATATCCGATGGTTCTCTAGGACATTGACAACATGCACAGAATTTTTTGTCTATCATCTTATCCTAGCAACCTTCGCTGTTTTCAATATGCGTTCATATTCAACTTTAGCCACGTCATCTAATTTACGCAATGGCAGTTCTTGGTAATACTTAAATTTTTGCTGATATTCGACCTGCTCTGACGGTCGAACCCAGCCATATTTGAGCTTCCAGCGTTCTTCAATATTTGTTCCTGAAGCTGTCCATACGTGCATATCATTCTTTTTCATAAGATGCCCTCTTTGTTAATGCGCCGTTACGCGCTTTTTCCATCTCAACAGCGTAGTCGTAAGCTGCTAGAGAAGCAGACTCCGTGTCTTCACCCTTGTATGTAACCACAATCAACTTGAGCATTTCTAACGCGACGTAATCAATTCTTTCACTCGAGGTCATATTATTTCTCCACCACTCTAATATTTTTCAAAGTCTTTAGACCGTCATCTACTGAATCCGCTACATCACCTACTCCGTATGTCGCGATGAAAAACCCTACTATTATTCCGATTATAAAATTAACCATTTCTATCTCTCCAAAGTTTATAATGCTGGTAAGTGGACTGCCACCAGCGGATAGGCTTTTTTCGCCCAAATTTTATGAGCGCCTTGAAAGCCTGAAAGCGACTGAACTTGCCTTTTAGAAAACGTGACGCTCTCCTACGCGAGGCTAGAGCATTGCGATCATGCCTAGGTTGTAGTTTGAATGTCATAGGTTCTCTTTTATCAGTTCGTCAGTCAATTGATCAAGCAGTTTCCTAGCTTCCTTTACGTCTTCTAAAGTAGGCTGTTTAGAGAAGCAAATCCAAACGCCATTCGCTACAATCGTGAACTCAGATTTTTTAACTTGATCAGCTATCATTTTCTATCTCTAATCAAATATAACGCCAAAAGTGCAGCCTCAGCTCTTCCGTCGTCTTTTTTACGCTTGAATAGCTCAGATTTACTAGACCATGTTCTCATCGCTAATTCACGAGCTCCGTCTTTGCTTGAATTAACGCCCATACGCTTTTTCCAGACAGTCGGCGTGACAAGGCTATACGGTATATCTAAACCTGCGAGAACACCCTCTAATATCCCGAGAGACCGACCGAAAGAGAACATGGACGTTACACCTTGATTCGGCATAGCGTTTACCTGCTCAATTAGACCTTCGATACGCTGATCTTTGAATAGCTTCAGCTCCGATACGATAGACTGAGGGTTTACCCTTTGTTTCTTTGATTTGCCCGTAATCACTTCTAAGGTGGGCATATCGAAGATTTGAACGATATCCTCATTCTCGTCTAGAACAGCGAGAGCACCGCTTATTCCTGGATCAATACCTAAGTAGTATCTCATCTACTTTCCTTTCTGAACGTAGCTCTCGCAAGCTGCAAGCTGAGCATTTAGAGTTAAAGTCTGACTCTTAAGCGTACATAGCCAATCCCCATTCGTGAACGGCTTTGAATGCTCGCAAGAACGACAGGACTTGATAGGCGGTTTGAGGTCATAGCACACTTCTTTGTAGTCACACCAGCGGCAAGGATATGCTTCCATATTCTCGCCGATACCTGCAGGTTTCAGATCCGCTTCTACTAGGAGTTTGATTCTAGCTAGTATGTCGTTTTGAACTTCGTAGTCAGGTTTGATCCGTCTTACGTAATATTGTTCAGTATCTTTGTTCAAAGCGATATAAAAGCCTCGGTCCATTCCTGTCATCAGCATCCCTGCTTGGATCTGATAATAGTGTGATGGCTTAGAGTTAGCTATACCGTTCTTCTCAAGATCAGCGAAAGACTTCGCGTTGTGCGTTTTCACTTCAAGAACATGAGGTATATCTTCCGCTCCTGGAATGCCTTTGATGATTCCGTCCACCTTGACTACGAAATGTTTAGTGTCATCAGTATACGCAAACTGAAGTCCATTCTCATAAGCGTCCCATACCCCGAAGCCAGCATTACGCAGATCAGTGATTACACGCTTTTCTTGAAGATTGCCTGTTTCGAACAACCGCAACATCCTGCCGTCAAATGATGGGTTATCGTAACCGCGCCAAGAAAGCCAGATTCTACGAATACAATCATCGCCTATTCCGGACGCGCCCAACCTAGACAATCTGAATGGGCGTTTGCTGTCTTTCTTTATAGCTTCATATATTCTATCAACAACCTCTACCTCTTGAACAGGTATAGGAATTGGTAAAGGTTTTTTAGTAGCCATTTAGAACAACCTATATCGAGGAATACATTGAACGTCTATGATAATATCGGAAAGCATACCCGACACCTTACGCTTACTCATGACTGGGGATGCACGCATTCCTGCGCTCTCACAATCCATAGTAGCTTGTATAACTTCTTGGCGACTCATCTGCTGAACCTGCGCGTCATAATGCAGCACTACGGTGGGCGCGTTAAGTCCCATAGGCACATGCGTAGGAGGGGTAGAGCTACAAGCAGCTAAACCTAAAACACTTATTGCGATTATTACGTTTTTCATAATTATTCCTTTAGAGGTGGGGTACTCACACACCGTATGCGAAGCGTGAAAAAGTGCTTTCCCCCAGAAGTTACCCTTGACGCTTTATATACTCATCAGCTAAATCGGAAGCGATTCGGTACACGTAACTCGCATCAGTACACGCTACGTTACCATTGGCTGCTAAAGATATCATAAATTGAAATATGAGTTCGTTTCTAGTAGGCATAGTCTTTCCTTAATCCCAAGGGTTCTTTTTCTTACCAGCTTTTTCTTCCTTAGCTTCTGGCTCATCATCTTCGATATCCATCAAAGATTTAGCCGCGACTTTCGGTTTTGCTGGTGCGCTGTCAGGTGAACTATAGCCGACGATACGGTTCTTATCAGCATAGCCTCCTGTACCTTTTTCAATGTCAACCATCGCAGTAAACTTGCGCTCTAAGAGCTCATCAAAGCTAGCTGCGTTCGGCTTTCCACAAGCACGTGCCCAAGCCGCAACTTGCTCACGACCGATCTTCTGGGCTTTTTCACTCGCGTTGTGAATGTTAAAGTTGTTCCAGATCTTACGACCAGTGCCTTCACCGCTGGCGACTTCAAACGTAGCGGCAATCATTTCACCGCCAGACTTTGTTGATTTCACCTCGGCTTCTGTGCACTTGAGCACGTAGTCACCTTTAGGTAATGGGCTGTAATCGCGTTGCTCTGACGCGTATTCGTTTAAGTCAAATCCAAATTTAGACATAATATTTCCTTTATTAAGATACGATTGGGATGTGTTTTGAGATTTCCTCGATATTCATGTCGAACGAGTCTGGGCATGCATAACGATTCTTCGCAATATACGCTGGGTTCTCAACTACGTGTAGCAGTCGCTCACCTGTCGTAATTCCACGGTTTACAGTGTTATTGAAGCCAACATCAGATTTCTTGACAATTACTTTGAAACCTGCGTAAGCAATCACATCACACCATTCTTGCAATAGAGCATTACAACGATTCGGCAACTTAGGCGAGAATCGGTCATACGGCTCAGTCAGAGGGTTTTCATAACGAACTACGTTAGCATGCGCGAGCAGAACAATGTTCATACCACGCTTGCGGCGTAACGCGTCAAGACCCTGAAGTATCTCTCTGAACGCTTCAGCAACGAACACTTGACCTTTGCCGTAGCCTAGATCTTTCGCGTCGTGAGAGCCTTCAATATCCTTCACAATCAGCGGTTCAACAAGCCAGTCCACTGAGTCGATTACGAGCGTCTTGAATTGATGCTCTTCTTTCAACAGGTTCTTGATAGCCTCAACTACGTCATTGATTTCAACGGCGCGAGGGAATGACGTTACGTCTAATGAATCCAAGCCGTCTTCAGTATTGATGAAGATAGGGTCAGGGAATTGAGAAGCGATTGTGGATTTACCGATACCGTGGTTCCCATAAATGCAAACTCGGGGTGGTAACTCCTGCTTGCCGACGACAAGCGATTTTATAAAGCTCATAGTATTTCCTTTATTAAAAGTTCAATGCAATTTCATTGTAACGAAATGTCCGTGAATCAAATTGAAGTAATCTCAATTCTTCTCCTGGACGATTCTGAGCGAGAACACCTACACATATTGCTGCTAACTTCGGATCCCCAATCAAACACAAACAGTCGTTGTCATGAAAATCTTTTAAAACATCTCTAGCGTATTCTACGAGGTCAACATTGTCAATGTTCACATCAGTAAAAACATGCTCGATTGTTCCAAACCTTAGTGCATCTTTGATAGTCTTGTTAAGAGAGTTATCAACGACCCATACGACGGATTGATCGTCTCCCATGTACACTCCTTCCTTTTCATTTGTAATGCTGAATTCAAGTTGTATATGTTTATTCAAATTATTTCCTTTATAAATACTTGCTTGCGCCAATATCCTTGACAGTTTTTATTATAGCTTGAAAATACCAATCAAAGTTCAAATCCGCAGGAATATTTTTTGGTAAAGTCATGCACGCCTTTGCACCATCAGTCTTGGCAACTTTGTTTCCGTTTGACGCATATACAATCGGAGGCAATTGTTCCGTGGTTTGATACCAGCGCACAACTCTACCAAGATACTGATCGTCCTGAACACCGCCTCCAGTAACATTCCTAACGCTGATGAAATCAGTTAGTGTAGCGTTTTTAAGAGTGTCCTCAAATGGTGTTCCTTCAGAAAGCCAATTAGCTACCGCCTTAGATACAACAGGTGCAGTTGGGTTCTTGCTGAGAGTTGGTTCGCTGTAAATGCCTTTTATTTTAACACTACGATCTCCTTTCACTGCGTAATAATTATTAACGTCTTTCAACGCGACACACCGATATGGTGTTGCTTCAAAAATAAATCCTGTCTTCTCACTGAACTGCTTAATTATGTTTTCGACTACCGCTTGCCCTTTCTTCCTGTAGTAGAGCATGATTCCGTCCGTGTTCGCGGATATGACTTCAATCCTGTGGTATTCAAGAATCTCAATCAAACTTAGCAGAGTTAGCTGCCCGATCAAAGTAATGTTTATCATTACGTCCGGAGAGTAAAGAGGCGAAAACTTATTCGCGGTCTTGCCGAATGTTCCGTTTAGCGCGATACGTAACGAGTCAGCGATGACCATATTCTTTGCACGCTTTCCCTCCAGCCTTCTGTGAAAAACCTTACGATATTCCTCAATGAACTTTATACCTGTATTCATAGGGATCAGATTGCAGTTCAACATGATCGCAGGATAGTACGAAGCCACATCATAATCAACTACGCAAAAGTCATCATCAGAAACATGGCAAATCTTCCTGTCGTGCTGAGAATGTAAACCGCCCACGCCCATCTGATAAACACCCTTTCCAATCGTAACGAGATCGTCCTTCAAGAAGTCTGGCAAATCAACGTGACCACTTTCCTTTACGTCAAAGTTATGCGCTGCTATACGTTGCTCAAGGTCTTTCAGGGCTGGTGTTCTGAACTCAATAAATGGTGGAGTTACGTATTTAACGAACTTAGGTATGACTGGCTCTTTCTTCTTCAAATTAAGCTTTTTCATGAACATATATTCCGCTACTTGTGAGTCCGACTTAGACCGTGCATCAAACCCATACTCCTTACTGATCTCAACACGAAGCTGCAGTTGCCCCTGAAGCCTGTTATATAACTCAGCGGTCGTGTCTAAGTCATTGTGGCAATATTTCAAGACATCATCAAAGTCATCTTCGGCAATGATAGAGTCGTGATGAAATGGTAAATCTTGAATCACAGGCATGTTCATACGCGCACCATATGTTTTCAAACTAACAAAGCTGGGCGCGACCTCAATGATATCAATATGGTCAATCATCGGGATTCTGAAGCCGTATTCCTTTTCCGCTTGCCACGGCATCAGGTTTTCCTGAATGATTTTGTCACCCAACGCCTTCGTCTCCAACGTAGTTTTACCTGTCATGAAATATGAAATGACAGGCATGTCATAGCGATTGCCGTTAAAGGTAACGAAGGTATTATTTGACTTCATCAGTTCTTTTAATCGTTCGCAAGCATCTTCCTGATGACCCCAGATATGAAAGCGGTCACCAGTCTCAAGAATCAATCCGCAGAGCAGAAACAGATTCTTGAATACTTCGGTATCGATTACGATTGTTTTCATTGATTCACGTAAGCAGGACTTGCATCTTCGCCAGCGTTTTCACTAGCGTTGTGAACTTCAATATACTTTTCAAGAAAGTGCTGCGCTTTCAATAGGTCAGTCATTCCGTTCTTTTTCTTCCAGCGGGTGACGTACTTAGTAATCTGAGCCTGAAAGTAATCAAGATCATTTGCCACTACGTAGTCCCAATGTTCTATTGTTGATTTGTAATGACTACCTGCTACTTGTCGTTTGTTCGCGCTCATTTTGATTCCCTTCTCATGATCCACTGTTGAACTGCTGTTTTCCAATCAGACGCCATAATCTGATTCGCGTATACTTTACCGTCGCTAATCTTGTTCTTGCGGTCGTAGCTTACATACGCCATAGGGCGCGCAACATGCCTGAAAAACTCGTGCTTATAGTCGTAGTACGCTAGCGGTGCTTCGCAGAACACTTCACACTCTTCTAAGAAAGACTCCCAGTCATCGTAATAAAGATCCATAGGCTGGACAGCACCAGTAGAATAGTAATCAAAGTCTTCGCTTGATGTAGGTGGTTGAAGCATCAAAGGTAGCGCGTTGTATAGCTTTGTGTAAAGATGAAGATTATTTGATACGGTGTAATACATGCCGACTGGAATGCCTAGGGCAATCGCAATGAACTCCTGAATAATAGAAAAGTGAACTGGGTTAGCCCCGCAGTATCCCCACCAGAAGTCGTTTGATCGGTTTGTGATCATCATATCCAGCTTACCATTAACGACAGAAAACATTACTGACGTATTGCAGGCTTTGTCAAGCGTACTCTTGTTGAAGTCTGAAGTGTCCCAAAGCTGCATAACTGCTTGCCGTGTGTTCGGGGTGTGCTTAATCAAATCAATAATCTCTTTCAATTGATCAAAGCCGAATTGACGACGCATCCTGTGACCGTAAGGCGCGTTGAACCGCACGCCGTCATCGCTGAACTGACCGATATTTGAATTGAAGTTTTGTAAAAACGCGACATCATTACGACCCGCGAGTATCCAGATGCTTTCCATCAGATGAAAGATTGGGTTCGCATCTCGACCACCGTGAAACAAAACACGCTCAGTCGGGTTAGTTATCTTAGTCAAGACAGGTTCATCAATCCTGTATACCTCACCATTACGGGTTTGATTAAGCACCCCACACGTTTTGAATCGCCAGAGTCCTTCTACAAAAAGATCGTTTACGTTTATTGCGGCTATTTCCATTTTAAAACTCCATTGTTGGTTTATAAATCTGCTTAGGCTTTCCTTCATTGAATTTGACCCGCAGATATTTGTCAAACTCACACATTACGTTTTGAACATCGTGAAGAGTAAGATCATTGAACTCAGCATTTGACCTTACAATTTTTTCCCGTGCATCCATCAATTCGTCCGTAAACTGGTTCTTTACGAAGGACGCTTTCAGGTATCTGTCATGAAGGCGATTGAGACCACGCTGGCTTCCTGGACCTTTCGGCGCGTAGGTATATAAATCCTCAGCATTGAGGAGTTGCCCCATGATGTACGTCAGATCAGCTGACACTTGACCCGCTATGAATGTTTTGATTCCGAAACAAGTCGCCAGAGTATTCGTAACGTCTTCAATTGAGTTACGGCTTATCGCTTCTCTGATTTCATGCGCTTTCATTGACAACGGCGCAATGATATGATTGCTCATATTCTCAGACTTAGTTCCTTCTAAGCGCGTAGGGTAAACAACATATGCGCTTGAAAACATTTTGATGCCTTTTTTCTTGAGCTCTTCAAGGCAAGTGATAAAGTAGTCAACGTCAAACTCCTCAACGCGGTGCGGTATTGCATCTTTCTCAAGAAGATATTTCAAGGTAGGTGGCCAGTTGATCAGTCTGGCGATCATTGCTTTGAACCAAACATCACCAACATTATTCGTGTAGTAATGCTGCAACAACCAGCGCGTTACGCGGTCATCCTTCCTGCGAACATTACAGAAACGATATCTACTCAAGATTTCATTCTGCGTGTACGGCTGCAAACTTGACTCCTTACGCTTACGAATTAACTCGCGTTCGTTTACGAAGTCAATCAAATACTCATAAAGTGCCATTTTCAGCTTTCTTAAATATGTCAAGAGTCCGATTGAATGCATCAGTATGATCAATAGTGACGACGGTAACACCGCCCATCTCGTGAAGGTTCTTGCACGCAGCATAAGTAGACTTGTGCGCGCTAATTGTATTTTCAGGATTAAATGGGCGCTCGTCGCCTCTTTCTTTCCTGCGTGCAAGAACTCGGTCAAGACAAACCTCAAGCGGAGTGTCTAAATATGCGGCAACATAAGCACCAGTCGGCTTCAACATTTGCGTGGTAATCGCGTTGGGTCCAACTTTGCTCAGCAATAAACCTTCAAGCAAGACATGCCCACGAGGATGAGCGGCAAGGGCGCGGTCTGCGATCTCTTCTTGCGTACTGATGCCGTCAGTTCCACCGCAGGTGTTCTCATAAGAGCCGATGACGTAGAGCTTCTCTTTGATACCCTCGCTTGACAAGTCAACTTCGTATCCCCAATGCTTCTTCTTGTTTGGGTCAGGCAGAACCTTGACTGGGTAATCCGTAATGAACTTGCGCGCTACGGTAGTCTTACCGCTTCCGCTAGTTCCTCTTAGACTGAGAATAACATTCATTTTTATTGTCTCTCCGCTTGTGCCTTGTTTAATTTGATCGAAGACTCCAACCCCTTTTCTAGGTCAGAAATGTACTCGCGCAACACACCAATCATATGCCCAGCTTCAGTTAATTCGTCTGCTTGTTGACGAAGCATTTGAGCAGCTTCATTACACATATTTTCGTGAGAAAAGTTATACCATTCGTTTAATTTATCTGCCAATTCGTATGCGTTCATTGTTCTTTCTCCAGCAAATATTCACCGCGGAATGGTTTACCAGTCTCAGCGAACATGCTCGCTTTGACCTTACGAGGAACGACATCTTTCTCGCATTCTTCCCTAAGCCAGTCAGGTAGATGCTGCGCACGAATTGCTTTGAATGGTTCTGTATATTTATCCATATTACGATTATCATACCACTTGATTCTATCCCAGCCCATATCCGAATAAACTCCAGGATACCGACGACTAAAAAACCCATTCTTGAACTGACACAAACAAGACTCAAGAGTAAATTTTGAAGTATGTAAATTATAACCGTATTCTTCAGTGAACTCACGAATAAATTTATCCGCTTTGTTTTCCAGCATTATGCACGTTTCTTCAAAGTACGGATACTTACCGTCGTGTGAGTTGGGCTGGCGTTTGTCAAACACGAGCTCATCTCTGCCTAGCAGGAAAAACATTCCATTACGATGAGAACGCGAGCCGTCAAAGTCATTAAACATGAGCGTAGTGCAATCTGCGCCGAAGCCGTTGATCTGTACATACTCCAAATATGAAAACGCGGACAGACGACCGAAACTTCTAATCGCTCTTGCTATCTCCCAATATTCAAGATATGTTTTGCCTGACCAGAGGTCTGCTTGTGGCTTGTGATTAACCATCTGCGCGTAAGAATAGAGACCAAGTAGCGTGTCTTTCTTCTGCTTATTGCGGTCAGTATCAAAAGACAGGTTAGCCCACTCCTTGTTGAATATTTCGTCTGCTTTTTTCCACTCCGCTTTGCTCATCTCAACAGAGGGCATAAACTCAAGCATCTTCAGAGAGGTGATAGGGTTTTGGGTGTGCCCATTGATTGTAGCGAACCAGAGCGCGGTCTCGTCATCCCAGTCGTAGTATTTTTTGAGCTCAGGCATATAGAGATACACCAGTCCAGGATGAATTCTGAAAACTAGATTCAAATTGTAGAGGGACTTGAAGTAGTCCATCCTGTTTTCAGTTTTGCGGTAGTCAATCATTGGTTCACCTGAGAAGCTAACCTGTTATCAATCGCGTTGGCAATCGCTTCTAAATCGAGCTCACCTTCCCACTCGCGTGCAATCTTAGCACACTCGCTACGCTCAATACGGATAGCGGTTTTGGTTGTGTCAATTGCAACTTTCATAATCTCGGCTTTACCGAGTGCCAACGCTTCATCAAATTCACTTTGCGTAAACAAGTCTAGTGCGCCAGATCCGGAAAGTAACTGCTTAGCCAGTGGGCTTAATTCTTTTTTATTGCTCATTACTTTTTTCCTTTTTCACATACCCATAAACAATCACTAATGGGCGCCAACATCTCACTTCAAAAATGAAACGTACCCCAAACAGTTTTGCTCTCATTTATTTGTCCAAAAATAAAGTATCAATGCGGCTATCATCGCTGTCGCAAACAGAGCGAACACGCCAACCGCAAATACGATCATGACAGTTTCAATCATCTTGCTCTTCGCTTTTATGAATGACGTAATGCGCCAATATTGGTCCGTCAAGCATCATACCATTCGCTTCTCTTACTTCAACGATTAAATAATCTTCGGAGTCTTGAATGCGACTGAGGAACGCACGCGCCATCTGAATTGTTGTAAAGCCTCTACGAACAACATTAGGTGCGCGCGGGGTAGTAGCAACACCTACAGTTCCAGGCTCAGGCGGGTCATTTACTGCAGCGAAATCAGTAGGCGTGTATTCCTCAACAGGCTTTACCCATTCTTTTGCTTCTTCAATTGCTTCCTCAAGAGTTTGCTCTTCAATAACTTCGACTGGCGCTTCAATTACCTGCTCAACAGGCTTCGCTTTTTTCTTTGCTACTTCTTTTTTCGATTCGTTCATTTTTAATACTCCATAAAAAGGTATATATTCAACTTCTACATCAGATACTGCGTCATGTGGTATTTCCATATCGGGATCCATTTCTTAGGGTCGCGGTTAATCAATTTTGCTACTCTTCGCGCATAATCTAAATGAAACTGGTTAGCCATACGACACCCTGAAGTATATAATTCAGACCCCAAAAGAGAATCCAGAAAAACAAAAGTAGCATTGCTACCCAGCACACAATCTCGCAAAAGGTCGGCTGGTTGATATATCGGTTTTTCATTTTTTACCGCCTGTCACAAGACTAGGGATCTCGCGGAAGTTTTTAATGCGATCCTGAAAAGGATGGGGTACTGGATTGAGTGGATTGAAGTATTGAATCATTTGACTCTCCTTAATCCGTTTTTGGCTGAACCTGCGGGGAAATTGATAAACTGCGCTTGATTAGGCGGTACGTTCTCAAGCCGATAATAGAAGCTGTTAGCGTGAAACGCGCAGGCAACGATTGAATACCCATAGCGATCGTAGAACAGCCTTGAGAGCGCGTATACGTAACTGGTGCGTGTGTCATCAATACGTGAGTCCACCTTCTTGTAGTTTTTCCACTGAAGATGATAACGACAAGATGAACCGTCCGTCATGATGATTGCCTTTGGGCGTTGTAGTGTCATGCGGCGCAACTCTGGTTCCCAACGACCCTTGAGATATCTGAGCATAGAGAACAGAGGGAAGTCCACAACGAACACGTCGGCGTATTGCGTGCCGAGAACCTTCGTCGCGTCTTGCTTGTCAATGGCAACATTGTATTTTGACAGCGCGTGCTCAAGTTGAAGCAAGCACGTCTCGTCAATCTCGTGAATGACGTGCGCTTTGGGCTTCAGTATTTCTTGAACCGCAGTAGCAAAGACACCGACACCGCCAAAGGGTTCCCAGACAGACATGCCCTTTTTCAGATCCTTGAGAAGCCACGCGATACACTGAACATTCTTTCCTGTTTCAGTCGGACGCTTGTTGATGTAATCGTAGTACGACACACCACCGCCTTCCATGTTACGTCCCTCTCCAGGAATCAGTTCAAAGGGATACTCATTCAAGATGAGCCAATTAGTGGGTTGCATTTTTCTCCTTTACTTCGTCTAAATATTCTTTGTACTCTTGCTCCATTTGATGCCGAAGCAATTTAGCGAATTGCAATTTTGCATCACGTTGCTCTTTTTTGTGCTCCATGTATACGCGCTCATGAATGCGGTTTTTCCAACCTTTGTTCATAACCTGCTCAGATAGTCTCTGCCCTTTTTGGTGATGCGGAGAATGACCAAACGCTTATCACGAGGAGGAGTTCTTGACGAAATAAAACCCGCGTCAATCAGCTCATGAACCTCTCTGTGAACAGTCGCTTGACTGGCAACGCCCATCGTGACGCAAAAGTCAACGAGGTCAATGACAGTGCTTTGTGCGCCCAAGATATCAAGAATGAGGTCTTTGCGAAAAGTCATCTTTGACTTCTTTTGATACATAAACATAAAAAATGGTTTCATGCTGCCTCCTTACGCTCGTATGCAATTTCATTGACCCTGAGGGAAAACCAGAACGGAGGTAACGACCTACCACGGTTCCAACGCATAAGCATCTTATCATTCTTAGACGCGTAGTAACGTTGATAGGATTCAACGAGGTCATCACTCTTGAACTCGTCAGGCATAGCCAGAGGAGGCTCAGTCCATTTGCTGGAGGTAAGCGCGGCAGGTGGGCGACGCAACTCACCGAGGATGAGCTCTTCTGACTTATGAGTCTTTTGAAAGCGCAAGCGATACTCGCGGCACAAAGCCGAAGCAAGGTCTTGAACAAACTGATAGTGAAGACGGGAAGCACGAGTCCATACAGCGCAAGGATGATTGGCGTGCGTAGGCTTGTACGTCACTGGGCTGTCGTAATGATGATGCGCAGTGGCAAGCAGTTGAGCGCACTCAAGAATCATTTTGACGACGTGAATGTCAGCGTGCATTTGAGCAGCTATGGGAGCAGCGCGATGAAGGAAGAAGATATTCATTTGTTATTACCTTTATTCAGTTATTTGAAATAATTATGCGGGAAGCCTCTGAGGAAAACAAGGACTTCCCACAAATATTTTATAAATATTCTTCAGCTAATGTCCAGAGCTTTGTATTGGTCTTGACAGTAGCACCCATGGCTTTGATTCCCAGCGTTCTGATGCGTCTGCCGTTAGGCGAGACCCCAGTCACCCCGCCTTTGATTACGGCTTCTTGAACACGGTTAAAAACGCGCCACAAGTCATTTCCTGCGTCCTCATCGCGACGCACTGCGAGCAACTCTTTGGGCTCAATTTTGAGACCGCGAATTTCAGCAGCACGCGTAGCAAGTTCAAGCTGGTCCACTGGGGTCAGAATCTTGCCCATAAACTTCTCGATACGGAAAGCAGACTCTTTTGCCGCAGTGATTACTTTCATCGCTTCATTGACGACCAGCTCTTCGCTGACATCGATGTGGCGTGTGCGTGAAGAGTAGATATCGTTTGACTTGACGATGAGACCGTTAGAGCAAACGATACGGAACAAGCCTACGTCCATACGCAACGAAGTAGAGCCGTCGTGCGAGTTGATCAAGACCAGCTCAGGGATGGTTCCGTTCTTAGCGTCCATGAATGATTGATGACGCATACGGAGAGCGTGCTTGACAACACGTGGGTCACGAGTACGTGGGCGCAGAGCAAAAGTCTGTGTTACGCGGAAGCCATTTTCACGCATGATGTCTAAAACATCTTTGGTGTCGATGAGCTGGTAGTTAGCTGAAAGTTTCTCATACTTGAGACCTTCAAGAGCTGAGGTAGGGAGATCTAAAACTTCGGTCATGATAGGGCACTCGCAATCAAAATAAAGAGGGTTGAATAGATAACTAAATCCAAGCAGAAGAACACAGGGTAGTAATACTTGGTGACGAAACTACGGATAGCTGATAGGGACATGATGACTCCTTAAGCAGTTTGATACAGAACTTCAAGAACACGGTCAACAGCTTCAGAGCTACGACCACCGATATGCCACTCATATTGCTGCATTGGTGTGTAGCCAACCTTCCAATCGTAGATGGTAGCTACAGTGCCGTCTTCAAAACACAAGTGCCACTCGCAGGTGGTCTTGTCGCCATCGTAGTTGGGACCACGGTCTGGCTCGCCGAACATCTCGACCAGTTTTGAAAAGTTAGTATTGACTGAACCTCTGAGGGAAGTCATGTTGACGTTAGCATCGTTGGTGAATTTCATTTTTATTTCCTTTATTCAATTAATACGTTTATCGGTACAACAGTTAAAACTATAAACCATTAGAAACTATAACACAAGGACTTTCGTCAAATATTTTCCGAACCAAGGGAAGTCCCTCAGCTCGGATCCGTTTCGGCTTAGGCTACCTGCTCGCCGTATGCCTGTGCATCTTGGTCTGCAGCCCACTCAGCGTATTCGCGGTCACGCTCCCTAGCTAACCACTCTGCCTGCTGAGCGAGGTCGTCATTTTCCTCTTCTACGACCCAGCCATTCTGACGGAGCTCTTCACGACCCGCGAAAGTCAACTTCATCGAGTCCATAATGTCGTGAATCTGCTCGATCTGATTGATCAGGTAAGCACTGTCGCGCCACAACGAATCAGAGATGACATGGCGTGGACGGAAACCATAGAAGTCTTTGTGGAAGTCGCTGAAATAGCTCTGTAGCTCATCAACGGAGAGGGTATTGAGATGATTTTGAGTAGACATGATTATTTCCTTTATGAAGAGTCCCCCGAAGGGGACTGCGTTATTAACGAGCGGTAACGCGGATAGCGATTGAGACAGACTGCTTGGTGTACTTGGCGATCAACTCGTCAGATACGTTCAGGTCAGCGATGAGTGTCTTGTAGTCAACAGTGTTACGTGCAGACATAGAGACAGAGGCTTTGTAGAGGTCACCTTCATACTTGCCTTCACCAGCGTTTTTGAACGCGTCTTTGATGATCTCTGCTTGCTCAGTCAACTCAGCAATCTGAGCCTGAAGTAAGCCGAGACGGTCTAAGTCCTTCATCTGAGCGGACTGGGATACTGCATCTGAAACGATTTTTGAAGTTACTGTATTCACGATATTTCCTTTATTAAGATTATTAAACAGGTCATGAAACTTAACGACCTGAGTGAATTATGGGATACTCTGCCACATAAAACAAGGACTTTTCTAAAATATTTTAAGAAAAAACACCAGTGAAAACCCTTGGTTCCACAGTATTCGGTGTTTTATTTCAAAAATAGGGCATAATTCACCTCGTTCGGTAGCTTCAATCCCTTAGTTCTACCCACTCCTCCGCAAGAGCTGACCGAACATCATGGGGATCACGTGTCCCTAGAGTGGGTAGACCTAAGGGGTTTGAGCTTTTGTCAACAATATTGCGGAGAATTGATGAGTAAAAAGATTAACTGGGACGACAGCCGACCCACCGTCAAACCCACGGCAGAGCTGGGTCAGAGCGAATTCTTACGTGTGCTGTTTGGTGAAGACGTTACACGCGGTTGCTGTCACCATATCAGTAAGAAACCCAACTGGACTCGCTATACGATTTCAGCCAAAGATATTGAGTTCAACGTAGAGTTGGACTGTTACTATTCCGTAGGGTCGTTCATCGGCGAAGGCAATGAGAAGCAGGACTCTCCAGCGATGCGCGTGTTGGTCGCGGATGACTACCCCATAGAAAAATTAGATGAGCAGCAAATCACTGCGACGTACATTTTACAGACCAGTGAGCGCAAGGTTCAAAACGACGGCTCAATCAAACCCTCGTATCAGGTTGGGTTCAAGATTACAGACGGCAACAACATTGAGCTAGCTGACAAGGTTATGCAATCGCTCTACAAGTCTGGCTACGCGGACAAGTCTGGCAATAACCGTGTGCGGCTGGCTAGGTTGCCCGACTCCGTCAACAACAAGAATCCGGAATCACCATTCAAAGTCAAGATGGTTTCTTGGAATCCAGGAGCGACGTTTACGTTGATGAACGTAGCGGCACTCCTCGAGCTGAGTGTGGCAAAGAATGAAATTGACTTTGATCTCAACGAGCACAATAAGTTTGACATCAGTCATGCCATCACAGAGATTACGTCGGGCGCGTCGCTACACGACAACATCAATCGGCTAGCCATGAGCCAGCTCGCAAAGGGTATGCGGGAGTCTGACACAATAGAAATGATTCAAGGTGTGATGCTCTCAGCCAAGGCGAGCTATGCCGAGCGCGGGGATGAAGACCGCTGGCAAGAACGCTTTGAAGACATCGAGCGGTCAGTCCGGACAGCCAACGTCAAACTCAAGAATCGTTCTGACCCAGACGAGCCGTTGCTCATACCGATTAAGCAGTGGACTGACAAAATGGTCGCGCCTGACTGGGTCATTGACGACTTCATCGGCGAAGGTGTGAGAGCAATCTCGGGCGCGCAAGGTAAGGGCAAGACGTCGATCATCTCACCTCTGTGTGCCAACGTAGCGCATTTAGTCCAGCCGAACTTCCTGACCCCGATGCATCGTCGTGCGGTGTTCTACTTTACCGAAGACACCAACCAGATCAATCGTATGATCTATGGCATGAAGAAGCACCAGAGCCGTGAGTTCGACAACGTGCATGAAGAGTGGGAAAAGTATTTCAAAGTCCATATGACCAAGCGGTATAAAGCTGGCGACATTGAAGACTTGGCGAACCACATCAAGAACTTCAACACAGTGCAAAACGGTAAATCAGTACCTCCCCTTGTCGTTTTTGACACGCAAGCTGCGAGCTTCGACATCGAAGACGAGAACAACAACGCAGAGCTCTCAAAGTTAATTAGCCAGCTCAAGATCCACTTCTGGGAGATGAATCGTATTCCTGTCTGGGTCGTGACGCACATTACAAAGTCTAGCATGTCTAGTGACGATTATGAGAAGCTGACAGCGCGGGGCGCGGGAGCGATTGCGGGAGACAGCAACGGAACGATGGGTATTGTTGACGTAGCCAACATCGAAGGCAGAATCCTAGCGAACATCAAGGACAGGGACGGGGCGCGGCACAAGGAAGTGCGGGTTACCATCAACCACCACGTAGCGGAGGGTCTGACTCCATACGGCGACCCGACTGACATTGCGTACTTCACTACGGAATACTTTGAGTCTTCCCCAGAACAGCGATCAGAGGCGAGAGAAGAGAACTCTGAGGAAAACCTTATTCAAGAAATTTACAGAGCGATACACTTCTCTCAAGAGCTTGGAGAGTTTGCCACAGTGAATGGTCTCAAAGGTATGAAGCTGGGAGCAGACAAGCCGAAGATCATACAGATGCTCTCTACTCTCATCGAGCGAGGTCGTGTTGAGAAGGTGGAGAATACAGAAGAGAATCGTAAGCGATTCAAGATGCATTCTCAGACTCGAGAGATTTATGTAATCAAGGGGGTGTTCCTTGGTTAATTTGATTAGAAGTTGCTGGGAAGTTGCTTCCGGTCTATATCTGGCATGGGTTTGCGGGGCAGCGACTTCTGTAGAAGTTGCTAAGTTGCTGGGGAAGTCGTTGGGGACAGGACCAAAAACATCCTGTCGTGTAGCATTGGCGCCCTCTGCGCCATGCAGACATTGGTGTTTTCCGTTTTTCGGGGCAGCAGCAACTTCTATCATTTCCCTAAGGGAAGTCGCTGGAGAAGTCGCTGCTGGTTTTTGGTGGTTGCGAAGAGGGGAAATCTACCGCATAATTCGTTTCAGATCAAATCGATAGGAATCGTTATGGCAACGACAGACAACAAAAGAGCGCTAGCAAACGCAAAGAATCCTCAAGTGCGTGGTCAGTTTGCTGCGATGCTCAGAAGAATCACGACGCAGAAGCCAGAAAAGCTGGAGCGGATCGTCGATAAGTTGCTCGAAGAAGCGGAGGGTGGGAACATGGTTGCCATCAAAGAACTCTTCGACCGTCTCGATGGTCGCGCAGTTCAAGCGACAGAAATCTCCGGACCAGAAGGTGGACCGATTGAAACCAGTGGCACTTCTAACTTCACCCAAGAGCTTCTCAGCGAGATCTTAGCCACAAGGCAAAAAGAACAGAAATGATCTCGCAAGAGCTCGCTCAGAAGATCGCGACCAAGATAGAATCTGGTCCGGATCTGAGCGTTCTTTCGGAACCTGAGCAAGCCGCACTCCGCGCCCGACTGCGCTGGCTCGCTGTAGCGAACTCGCACCAGATCGAACCTGCGGGCGATTGGTGGACGGTGTGGCTGCTGCTCGCTGGGCGCGGTGCAGGCAAGACCCGCTGCGCCTCCGAGTGGATCTGGTGGCAGGCATGGAGCAACCCTGGAACCCGCTGGCTGGTCTCCGCGCCCACCTCTGGCGACGTCAGAGACGTCTGCTTCGAGGGGGACTCGGGACTGCTCAGCGTAGTGCCTCAAGAGATCATGGTTGAGAACAACGGCTACAACAAGTCGCAACACGAGCTCAGATTGATCAACGGCTCTCTGATCAAAGGCATTGCTGCGTCTGAGCCATCCCGCTTCCGCGGACCACAGTTCCACGGCGGTTGGTGTGACGAGCTCGCTGCATGGGATTACCTTGATGACGCGTGGGACATGCTCAAGTTCGGCATGCGTCTCGGCAAGCATCCTCAGATAATCTGTACCACGACGCCCAAGCCGAAGCCTCTGATCATCGACCTCGTTGAGCGCGACGGCGAAGATGTCGTTTACACGACGGCTTCAACGTACGACAACATTGACAACCTCGCGCCCTCCTTCCGTGACCAGATCATGCAATACGAAGGTACGAACATCGGTCGGCAGGAGATCTATGCTGAGATCATCGACCCTGAAGAGTCGGGCATCATCAAGCGCGAGTGGTTTAAACTTTGGCCAGCCGACAGACCTCTGCCACAGTTCCAGTATGTCGTTCAGTCGTATGACTGCGCGACCTCGGACAAGACCAAGAACGACCCGACTGCTTGCACAGTCTGGGGCGTCTTCAAGCCGAACGAGGACAAAGCCGTCTCCGTCATGCTGATCGATTGCTGGACCGAATACCTACAATACCCAGACTTGCGTCCGCGTGTCATCGAAGAGTACTCGACCATCTACGGCGACGAGAACGAGTTCGGTGTGGGCAAGAAGGTAGACATGATCTTGATCGAAGACAAGTCGGCAGGTATCTCGCTCATACAAGACCTTCAACGAGCAGGCATGCCTGTGCGCTCGTACAATCCAGGTCAGGCAGATAAAATGATGCGACTCAACATTATTTCCCCTCTTATCCAAAAAGGGCGCGTATACTTACCTGAATCAACAAACAACGCAGGACACGCACGTGATTGGGTGGATCCATTGATCAATCAAATTTGCGCCTTCCCAGAAGTTCGGCACGATGACCTCGTGGACTCGACTACACAAGCTCTCCGCATACTGCGGGATCTTGGCTTCTTGTCGATTGACTATATCGCGAACGACAGCGACGATTACGCTGATGATCCGCGCCCAAGGAGAGTAAACCCATATGCCGTATGATGAGTTTGGCAACTTCATTCCTGATGAGCTTGCGCTTGACGAGATGTACTATGAGCTGGCAGCAAAGGGAAGAATGCCGCTTCGTCCAGGAGGTTCTGACGTTCCGTACGTCGCTTCCGAAGTTCCGCAGACGTATGTAGCCAAACCTCCGCCACGACCAGCAAGCACGGCAACCAACGTGCCGCAAGCCATCGCTGACCGCCTCGGCATTAGTGGCATTCCGCAAGCTGCGCTTGGTATGATTTCCTCGTTCCCTGCTGCGGTTGCACGCGAGACAGGGTTCGACAAGTTCGCTGATGCGATTCAATACACGCCAACTTCTAAAGCAGGCTCGGAGATTCTTGAAGGTGTGTCCCGTCTGCCGCAAACGATAACAGGTTCGGAGATGGGAGTGGGCGCGTTGCCTGAGTTCTTTGTACCACGTCGCGCGTTTGGCTTACAAAGCCGTCCGATGCTGACGCCTGATGACGTAAGAGTTATGGGTGGGCGCGCAATTGAAACAGGGCGCGAGATACGCAACATACCTGAAGACTTCCGCGCAGGTCAAGAAGGCTTCCGTCGTGAGAGCAATGTCTTTGATGGCGAAACTATCGGCTCACGTGCGCAACGAATCGCAGACGACCTCGGCGACGTCATCGCTCGTCGCGAGATGCAAGGCTTGACACCCATTCCAGGAATCCCTGACATCGTCAGTCCGGAGACCCGCATGTACGCTGTGCGGCAACCCAACGCAGGTCAGATGATCAAAGAGACAGACCTACCTGACATCAAATATATTGAGGCGAATCCGAAAGTCAAGACCGTCGGATTGCGGTTTGAAGAAGACCTTCCGTACGTTGACGAAGCCTTCCCGAACCAAACCCGAGCCGAATACTACAGAACCATCATAGAACGCAACCCAGCATTAGACGCTGCGTATCGTGCATATGCCGATGACGTTTATATGCAGATGTTCCCTGACGCGCCAGATATCGAAACGGCTCGTCGGGCATACAACAACACAGGAAGTCAGAAGTCCCTCGCGCTAGATCAGATGCGTATATTCTCGGAGTTCGCTGAATCACCCGAAGCCATGTATGTGCTCCAAGATCAAGCAGAACAACGTGAACGTGCCATAGAAGAGTACAACCGCGTCAAGAACACGCCGAAGTCTGAGCTCAAGACACCTGAAGAAAAAGAAGCACATAAGGATCGCATTGACGAGCTTGAACTCAATCTGCTTCAAAAAGACTACGCGCCCGAACTAAATCAAGCGCAATACCTCCAGCGTATCATGCCACCGAACTCCGCAGAGTACATGCGTCGTGCTAACGCAGCACGCAAATACATTCTCGGTGAGTTCCGGAACGACATCGCCAAGTACATTGGAACCTCGCAAGGTCCACAGATGGAGCTCGCCAAGCGCGGTATTACGATTCCGACCAAGAAAGAACTGCTCGAAAATTTAACTCAGATAACGGGCGGTGGTTCAGACTTTAGAGACCTCAAAAAGAAACGTGAGGAAGCTGGCTTCAATCCTCTAGGTGAGATGCAACCGCTCATCAGTAAGACAGAAGTTGAACTCAGCGAGCAACAAACCGCGCTAAATGAATTGAACATCAAGCGTAATCAATTGCGTGAGCAACACTCTTTGATGATGCCTGAAGAGCCAGACCCTGCGAAAAACCCAACTGAGATAGGTGCTCAATATCGCGCCCTGAAAAACCCGATGGACGCGCTCATCGATAAGATGGCTAAGACGCGCAAGCAGCTTGAGAACTTTACCATAGCTAGCGCATACGAAACAATCAGCGACATCGCATTCCAACCCAAGACCGCGAGGGAGTTCAGAGAAGAGATCCCATATCCGGAGAGACAGTTCTTCCCTAATCTGTTCGCCAAACGTGAAAGCGGAGAGCTGAAAACCCCTGAAGACGCACCGATGTTCAACGTCAGGATGAAAGGTATGCGGGATCTGGGCATTGACTTCCTTGCTACACAGTACACCAACGCTATGCTCGACGGACGCGTTCCTATCGATGACAAAGGTAAACCTGCAGTCTCCGTTGAGAAGTTTATCGAACAGATCACCAAGCGTCGCCTCAAAGAAGAAGAGAAAGAAGATTTTGAAAAGAGCAGGTCAATGGTTCGCCTGAATGACTTCGCCCAAGAAACTTTAGCTAAGATTCCAAGAGACCTCCAGTTTGAAAACTCTTCTGTTCTTGAGCTTACTAAAGAGTCTACCGAAGACGCAATTCGCCGTCAACAAAGTTTTGACTGCATGGTCTTGAACCATTGCATTGGAGCAACTGAAGCACCGCACCCAGGAATCAATCCGTTTACTGGTGATCGTCAAAATCATTCTTACCCTGTTGATCCTGCGACTGGAAAAAATCGCGGTGACAGGAAGTTTTCTTCAGGTTATATGAAAAGTGTTATAAGCGGTAATGAACGCAGTTCTCATTTCCGCGACAACATAACAGGATTGCCTGTTGTTACCATAAACATGGAGAAAACTGGCAAAGATAAATACAATTTATATTTTGTTTCAGGATACAAAAACGAAGCAAGCTCTGATGAGAAAGCCAAGTACGCGGAAGATATCAAAAATTATTTGAATGCCCGTCTTGATATCATTGAAGGTTCAGGATCCTCGCTCGGTAAGTGGGGCATTTTTGACATGAAAAGCTCAGGAGGACAAGCGGTCGCTTCAACTGAGCTCGGTGTTCCGAAATCAGCATTAGGTTCGTTTGATCTTCCACGTTTTGTAACTATGAAAGACCTGCGCGAACTCGCTAGACAACAACCTGTTGGCGAAACCCACGCAGACCTCGTTGCTGCTCGTTCCCGTGCCTCCAGAGAATTAGAAACACTCATCAGAGAATACGGCGTAGGCGCACCTGAGACGCAAGACGTAGCAAGTCAAATCACAGATCTTGATTCGCGTTTAAGTGCAATGTCCGCTCAAGTCAGAGCCGCGCCCAGCATGGCAAATGAGTTAGCTCGTGCGAGTTTGTTCCAACGCATGACGACAGAAGCGTTGACCAACGGTCTCGGGATAGAAGACGGCGGGATTGGTCCTGTACGCGCGAGGGTGGACGATCTTCTAACCGAAGATTTTTATGGTTTGCGCGAGCTCTGGTCAGATGATTATGACCTCTACCCAATAGCATTGAGAAATTTCATCAATGGTGTTCGTAATAGTGAAAATTTACCTTCGATATTAACAAACGCTACTGATACTTCTGGTTTCGCTAATGAAATGCGTGAACGCCTTGGACGATTCCAAGACCGCATCATAATGTTCACTCCGATGCAAAGAGAGCTGTTCGTTCGTGAGCTTGACAACTATGCTGAGACCAACATCAATCAGATGGCTGAGAACCTTGACCCTGAGAACCCACGTCGAGGTCTTGAAGAAATTGAAGACACCCATCCTGGAACAATCGAATACTTGGGGCAGATTGAACGCCGTAGGCGTGGTGAAGACTTTACACCTGAAGCAGCGCCTGCCCAGACCGCGATGCGTGTTCCTAGAGATATCGCAGACATAGTAGTTCCTCTCCATCATCCAGACAGAAATAATCTGATACAGAGGATTACTGAGCGATTGAACAACTCAATCAGAGATTTACCTCAAGACCGTGAAACTTTACAAGAAGCTCTTGCTCAATATCAGCGCAATCCGTTAGACATTCCTGGTTCAATAGAAATGGAATTGCCGTTAGACAATGGGTTCGATTCTATTAATACTGCGCGAAGAGCCATCTCAGACTATCTAATTCAACAGATTCAAAATAGGCTCGGTAACGCAAACCCTGTTGAACGAGCTCAAGGTCCAAGCGCGCAAAGTTTAGCCAACGAAATCGTCGCGCCTAATGCTGCTTTCCGTAATCAAACAGTTGAAAATCTATTAACTGGAATCAATACGCAGCTCATACTCTACGTTGATAGGTACAATCCAGTTCTCCCAGGAGACCGTGAAGCGTTGGAAAGGGAAGTTCAATCTTTTCAAAACAGCCCTCTTGATAGAGATCTAGGTCAAACTTTGGAAGAATATATTGACGCGAATCCCAACCGCGAAAATGAAATTCGTGAGCGTGTTGCTGATTTTATGATCGAGCGGATTCAAACCAGACTTGGACATAGAGACGCTGAACCACAAACAGCTCGACTGCCTGCACCTCAGCGTTCAACTGCAGTTCTGAACGCGGTAACTGATTTAGTTATGGAATTATTCAGAAGTTTTGAAGCTCAACAATTTGATCGTGCCGATTTAACTTCTACTCTTCATGCACTTGATTCTCATAATTTTGATCACCCTCGATTAAGGGAATTAACTAGAACAAGGGGTGAGCAGACAAGCGCACAAGTTCAAGAAAATATCGCTTCTACTTTACGCGTACTGCTTCAAGGTCGTAATATCGATGTACCTCCTGACATTTTTGCTGGTGCTCAGGAAGCGTTGCCTCCTATCGACCCTCGCATAGCAGCTTATCGAGATGGTTACACAAACGAGCTGACTGGTTCAAGAAGAGCATTTGACGAAGTAATGCAAGCAGAGCGCATGACTCCTGGAGCGATCAATGAAGCTATTCTAAGAACAGATGGTGAAGCTAGATATGACGAAGCAATCAGAGATTTCTATAGAGTTGACTCTCCTGCTGGCATCTCACAGCTGAACAATGCGCTCCGTCAGTATATGGAAGGGAATGGCTTTGATACGCCTCCTCGTCCAGTAGAAGAACGACGCGCTGCTCGTGAAGACGAATACGTTTATGATCCTGACGACATGGCCAATGAGATTGATTATGAACTAGAGCGTCAAGAACGCATACTCACAACAAATCAATATAGCCAATTTTACGACCTCGTTGATGAAATTCAAATGAATGCTGGCGATGACTTTGAAAATCTTATCGATACGATTGATCGTATAAGAATGCGGCAAGGTGTCGACGGAGACGTTGATATGGCTCTCGGCGATCTAAGAGCACGCTTGGTCAGAACCGAAGAAGCGTCCCGCCTTGAATTTGACAGGCAGCAACGTAACGCAGAAGAAAGAAATAGAGACGTCGTGGTCACACCTGAGGCAGCACTTCAAGGTTCGTTAGAAGCAGCACGTGAGTTTTACAATGACGCTGTTGTTCAAGAGATGACAGATCTTATTGACAACATTCAAAATGATGATATTCGTTTTGACAGAGAACCTGATCAATTCATCGCTAGACTTAGAGACGAAGCTAACGAATATGCCGATCATAATCAAGCGTATTCAAATGCAGTTGACGAAGTTGCCAACTTCTTAGAGAACTATATGCGTGAGCGTGCAGCTAGACCACGCGGTCGTAAGCGTGGCGGCTATATTAAGAAAATGAATGGTGGCGGGAAAGTTCAACCTGTTTCACCATCAACGAGCGTCAACGATCACAAAAAACCAGTCGAGCCAGTCAAGAAAATCATCAATCCTGACGCGCCCGAGTTCAAAGAGATTTTCAATCGTGAACGCGCGAACCGTAGCCCCAGTAGCGGAGGCGGTAGTGGTGCCCCTGCCGATCTGAAACAAATTATGAATCCAAGAAATATAACTTATAATGCTGGTGGTAAAGTCAGCATTGATCAAATGCGTTACGAACTGCTAAGGAAACGATAATGCCAGAAATGCCTATTCCTCAAGATTACGATCGTTTTGTTGAACCTGTTGAAAACGAACAAAATTTAGAATCGGACGAATCAGTTTACGAGATCTTTGATGAGGATTCAAGCGTTGAAGAGCTGCCTGATGGTTCAGCTATCGTCAAACTAGACGATATGAAGGGTCCAGAAGAGAACCCTGACTTTTATGAAAACCTTGCTGACAAGTTAGAAGACTACGAACTCGACAAGATTGCGCTCAAGTATCTTGACCTGATCGAAAAAGACAAACAAGCTCGCGAAGAGCGAGACAAGCAATACGAAGAAGGCATTCGCCGTACTGGCTTAGGGCATGACGCTCCTGGAGGTGCTCAGTTTATGGGCGCGTCTAAGGTGGTTCACCCTGTCATGGCAGAGGCATGCGTTGACTTTGCAGCACGTGCAATCAAAGAATTATTCCCGCCCGATGGTCCTGTAAGAACCAAGATTATCGGCGAGATGACAGAAGAAAAGGTCGCAACCGCTGAGCGCAAGCGCGACTATATGAACTGGCAGCTGACCGAGCAGATAGAAGAATACCGTGATGAGCAAGAACAGATGCTCACCCAGCTTCCTCTCGGTGGCTCGCAATTTTTAAAACTGTGGTATGATGAGCAGAAAAAGCGCCCATGCGCTGAGTTCGTACCTATTGACAACATCTATTTGCCGTTCGCTTCAGGCAACTTCTATACGGCTTCGCGCATTACTGAAGTTCAGGATATTACCGAAGAGGAGTTTGAACTCCGTGTAGCGAACAATCTTTATAAAGACGTTGACTTATATAGCACGACTCAGACACCTGACGAAAGTAAAGCCCAAAAAGCGACTGACAAGATTGAAGGTCGTAGCTCCAAGAGCGATAACATTGACGGAATACGTCGGGTTTACCATATCTTCACGTGGTTAGAGCTAGAAGACGATACGTATTCAAAAGGCGACAGAGCTCCTTATATCCTAATGATCGACGAGAACGAAAGTGCTGTTATCGGTCTATACAGAAACTGGGAGGACGGTGATGACACCTGTACTAAGTTGGATTGGATCATTGAGTTTAAATTCATTCCATGGCGTGGGGCTTATGCTATTGGTCTGCCTCACCTCATCGGTGGTCTTTCTGCTGCTCTTACTGGTGCATTGCGTGCTCTATTGGATAGCGCGCACATTAATACCGCCCCTACCATGCTCAAGCTCAAAGGAGCAAAGATCTCGGGGCAGTCCACCACCATCGAACCCACCCAAGTATCAGAAATAGAAGGTGCTCCTGGTGTTGATGACGTGCGTAAGATAGCTATGCCAGTGCCATTTAACCCACCTTCTCCCGTATTATTCCAGCTTCTGGGGTATTTATCGGATGCGGCAAAGGGCGTGGTCACGACTAGTGAAGAAAAGATCGCTAACATCACTTCAAACGCGCCTGTAGGTACTACACAAGCGTTGATTGAGCAAGGAGCAGCGGTATTCTCGTCAATCCATGCGCGACTTCATGATTCTCAACGCCGTGTATTCCGTGTTTTAGCGCGTTTAAACCGCTGGTACGTAGAAGAACAGCGTAAAAATGAGATTGTCGCAGATTTAAACATCACATCTGAAGATTTCAAGACGAACTCAGACATTATTCCTGTCTCAGACCCGCATATTTTCGCTGAAAGCCAACGCTACGCGCAGATTCAAACGCTAGCTGCCCGAGCACAGGCTAATCCGGATCTTTACAACCGACTTGCAGTTGAAAAACGCATTTTGAAACAGATCAAATTGCCTGACGTCAACGAAGTATTGCCTGATCCGCAGGAAGTAAAAGAGATGAACCCTGCTTTAGAGAACGTAGCGATGACTTTGGGTAAACCTGTAGGCGCGTTCCCGAAACAAGATCATCTAGCTCACTTCCAAGTTCACCTCGCGTACTTGCAAGACCCGCTCTACGGTGGCAATCCGATTATGGCGCCGACATTCTTGCCTGCTGTGCTAGAGCATTTGAAACAGCATTTGACAATGTGGTATTTGAACCAGATGGACGGTTATACCTCAGCTGCATTGGATCGCCCATTCAATATTATGAAAATCGAGCCGATTATTCGTGAAGCACAACAGCTTCTAGCTGCTGCAGGTCAACACGTCCATCAAGACGCGAACGAACAGTTGGCTAACATCGGACCATTGATTCAACAGGCACTTGAGACCTTACAGAAGATGAAGGCGCAACAGCCTTTAGACCCTTCAATTCAGGCTCTGGTACAAACCCAGATGGCTGAAACTCAGCGGAAGACAGCCAAAGATCAGGCTGACGCGCAGATCAAACAGCAGGATATGGTCGCTGAGAATGAAGGTAAAGCTGCCGAACTTCAGGCTCGAGTACTCATGAATACTGAAGACAACTTAACTGAAGAAAGAATTAAAGCTGCGGAACTTACGCGCGATGCCGCTGCTTTACAGCAAGAGCAGATAAAAACTGCTATAGAAGCGCAAAACAGGATTCAATCTAACTTAGGAGTTTGATATGGCTGAAGCAATCAATGCCCATAAAAAGATGGCTATGGGAATGACAGAAGGTAATGTCATGAAGAAGGGTGGCAAAGTTCAAAAATTTGCCAAAGGCGGCATAGCTGAATCGAAGGTGGCAAACCTGCCAGCCCGAGGCGACAAGCGTAATGCAGGCGTTGATATGAACGCTGGCAAAGCAAAAGTAGCCACGATGAAAAAAGGCGGCATGGCTAAAAAGCCTGGAATTTTGATCGCTATCGCAATGCCGAAGAAAAGCTCAGCAAGAGGGCGTTAATGAATTTCATTAGCGAGCTGATTTCCCGTATCGAAGCTGAAAAGAAAGAAATCGGCACTTCCATGTTGAATGGAAACTGTGTCAATTTTGATAGTTATCAGCGGTTGGTCGGGCAAAGTATAGGCTTGAATAAAGCCTTGGAAGTTTTAAACAATCTACTTGAGGAGAAACGAAAAGATGTCGAATGATATCGAACAGACGCTTGAAGAAGCGTTTCCAGTTATAGATCCGTTAATGGCGCCGTATGGTGCTAGAGTTCTCGTTCAATTGAGAGCTGTGAAGGAAAAAGTTACCACAGCAGGTATATTTATTCCTGAAGAGACGAAAGAAGTAGAAAAATGGAACACGATGATCGGTAAGGTTATTGCAGTTGGTCCCCTCGCATTCAAAATGCGTGAGACGATGCAACCTTGGCCAGAAGGTGCTTGGGCGCGTAAAGGCGACTTTGTTCGAGTACCTAAATGGGGCGGTGACCGATGGGAAGTGGACTTTGAAGATGACAAAGGTTGTAAAGGAAAAGCGTTGTTTACGTTCTTTAATGACCATGAGTTAATCGGCAGAGTTACAGGCGATCCTCGTGATATTAAAGCATTCATCTAAAGTTTTGAAAGGAAAACTGTATGAATTCGACTGAAAAAATGGAAATGCAGGTGGAAGAGTTACAAGACGGTGGCGCAAGCGTTGAGCTGCCTGAAGGAGTTGACAATCCACAACAAGTAGCTGATGATCAAGATGACGATAGCAACGAAAATTCGTCTAAAACCGACGACGGCGAAGGTTTCTCCGCTGCGGATGGAGATGATGATCGCCAGCAAATTAGGGAAGCACGGCGCAAAGAACGAGCGCTAAAAAAGCAGATTCATCGTGAAAAAGCACGTGAGTCTAGCCATCTTATCAACGCGCTACAGAAGAAAAACTCTGAATTAGCTGAGCGATTAGCTAAAGTAGAGCAAAAAACCTCTGGAGCCGAGCTGGCTAGGGTGGACAAAGCAATTGAAGACGCTGGCGTTCAAGTTGAATACGCCAAAATGAAAATGACCGAAGCCGTTCAAGGTCAAGATGGCGAAGGCGTAACAAAGGCTCAAGAGCTCTGGTATGATTCTAAGCGTAGGCTTGAATCGCTTCAAAACCTGAAACATCAGGCATCCAAGCAGATGAGCCAACCCCAGCAAAATATCCAAGTTCCGGATCCTGTCGTCCAACGCTATGCCGCGGACTGGATGGAGCGGAATACTTGGTACGATCCGAATGGGCGAAATGAGGAATCAGAAATCGCTCAAGTAATTGATAAAAAGCTCACAGCCGAGGGTTTCGACCCGACTACGGAAGATTACTGGGATGAATTAGATGACCGATTGAAAAAATATTTGCCCCAGCAATATAATTCAAGTTATAATGCCTCTAGTGTCAAACATCAACGACCAAGGTCTGTAATGACGAGTTCAGGTAGAGAAACAACAGCAACAACTAAATCTAATGAATTTAGATTGAGTCCAGCTCGCGTCTCCGCTATGAAAGAGGCTGGCATGTGGAATGATCAAGAGCTTCGCAAAAAAGCCATCAGCAAGTATGCTGAATGGGATCGTCAAAACAAAAACAAGGGGCAATGATGGATAACAGACTAAAGAAAAACAACAATGCTGGACGTGAGAGTCGTGCAATTGACGACCAGAGTCGTGCAGCACCTGAAGAAAAATTTGTTTCTTCCGAGGAGCGTCGTAGGATGTTCCGTTCGGAGTGGCTTCAAGAAGCACTTCCGACCCCGCCTGAGATTCCGGGCTTCCACTTGTGCTGGCTGTCTTCAAATAGTCAATACGATCCAATACACAAACGCATACGCATGGGCTACACCCCAGTGAAAGCCGAGGAACTTCCTGGCTTTGAACACCTGAAGGTAAAAGCTGGTGAGCATGAAGGTTTTGTTGCTTGCAATGAAATGCTGCTTTATAAACTTCCGAATGAAATCTATCAAGACATTATGACAGAAATGCACCATAATGCCCCACTAGATGAACAGGAAAAGATTAAAGTTCAGCAAGACCAATTGCTGGGAGCAAAAGACAGTAATGGAAAACGATTGGGTACTGTAGAAGGCGAAGGCATGAATTTTGACCAAACTGTAAAAGCACCTGTTTTCGAATAGGTCTTTTTTCAAAGGAGATTTTTATGTCAGCAATATCAGCTCCGTTTGGTTTGCGCCCAGCTTATCATCCAACTGGGTTGGATCGTGCTATAGCGCTTACCAACGGTATTACATCAGGGTATAACCAAAACCTGTTAAAAGGACAGCCAGTAGAATTATCTGGTGGTGTCATTGTTCGTTCAGACGGTACAGATACAATTCAAGGCGCATTCGCTGGCGTTGAATTCACTGACACCACTGGGCGTCGTCGTGTAAGCAATTATTGGCCAGCTAATACTACTGGTACTGATATCATTGCTTACTTTTATCAAGATCAGCAAATCGTTTATGAGATTCAAACAGACGGCACGCTTAGCCAAACAGCTATCGGAAGTCAGTTTGATATCACAAACCCATACGCAGGTTCTACTACCACAGGTCTTTCTGCAGCGACTATGTCTAACTCAGGAACAACCAGCGGTAATAATCTCCTCCGTGTGATTGATATTGCACCATATCCTGATAATAACTGGGGCGATCCTTATGTGATCGTACGTGTTCAAATCTCGCAACAGCAGTTTACTGCTAACGTTGCAGCCATAGCATAAGGAGAGTAGAACATGGCAGCTCCGATGAGAAGTACGGATTTCCGTTCAATTGTAGAACCAATCCTAAACGAAGCCTTTGATGGCGTATATGACCAGCGTGCTGACGAATGGAGTACTGTATTCCGTGAGCAATCTGGTATCCCACGTAACTACCACGAAGAACCAGTGTTGTATGGTTTTGGCGCAGCTCCTCAGTTACCTGATGGCTCACCAGTAACCTATCAACAAGGTGGCGTGCTGTTCTTACAACGCTATGTTTACCAAGTGTTCGGTTTGGCATTTGCTTTGACCAAAGTTCTGGTTGAAGACGGTGACCACATCCGTATTGGTCAAGTATATGCGAAGCACTTAGCTCAATCTTTGGTTGAAACCAAAGAACTGCTCTGCGCTAACGTATTGAACCGCGCTTTCAACAGCTCTTATGCAGGTGGTGACGGTGTTGCTCTTAACAGTGCATCACACCCAATCGTTAACGGCACATTCAGCAACTTGTTGAATACTGCTGCTAACTTGTCACAGACCTCACTTGAGCAGATGTTGATTCAAGTGCGTCAAGCTGTTGACAACAACGG